GATACTTATCAAATCCAGCACGTACTTTTCCGTTATATCTGTGGTAATCATAACCGTCTGTAGTAAAATGCTTTTTCATGGCAAGGTAATTTACATACAGGCGAAACGATTCCTCAGTCGCATATCCGTGTGATATCAGGCTCATCTTGTTTTACCATTCTCAAGTCAACTGCTTCATGCCTTACTTTTTCTTTAAGGATTGAAGACTTCTTTACAATGTCTGCAACTGTTTCAATTTCTAATTCGTTTACTCGTGCGTATTCAACGAGTGCGTCAATATAGTTGATACCTGATGCAAGCATATGTGCAATTTCATGATGTATTTTTTCAGGACTTCTAGGCGGTGATATCATTATCCGTTTAACACCTTAATCCCGGCCATCCAATTATTACAAGCATCTGCAATATATGTCATGTTATGGCCTACGATAGTTTCTTCTTTAACAAACGTGTCATTAATATGATAACGAATAACATACCCTTGTTCTACTGCATCAGAGGTATACACATCTGCGCGCATTGATTTGCCTGCGGTTTCTCCAAGGAATTGGTTAATCTTGGTCTCTGCCATTTGTCTGCTCCTTTGTATGTTTAATATATGAGTTGGACTTCATTGAGCCACACGTGTTACAAAAGAATACGTTAACATAGTACTTATGCTTGCCAAACATAATTGTCGTATTTCCATTTGTTATATCTACTTTATCACAGCAACCGGCTTTTGTCAACAACTTTTTTACCTTTCTTCAAATAAAACATTATCCACATATCGGTTCTTATCTTCTTTTGAGATACCCATTGCTTCAATTGATCTATGAAGATGTGGATTCATTTTTTGGTTTTCACAATACTTATTTAGTAGTGGGAGTGTGTCACGGTTTGATCTAAAGGCGTTTTCATTTAAACCGTCTAAATAAAAATCAACCAAATGTGTTGTAATATTAACGAACTGATCTAATTCTTCGTCTGTATTAATATTACCAACCGCGAGCATATCGCTTGAGAAAATCTCTTTTGCCCATGGAGGAAGTTCCCTTGGCTTATTCCACTGAAGATTTTCAACTGCCTTTTCCATATATTGATTATACGGATGAGAAAATCCATACAGAGGACTAAAATCCATGAAGGATCCTGTAATCTTTTTTGGACCTGCAACAATATCAAACCCAAGAATTGGTAATTCTATGCCTGAATGCGGAAACACATTTACGTGCATAAGCCATAGACCTTTACCATCCTTAGGTTCAATTGTTTTTAAGTGTGCTTTATATACAACGTCAGAAGACCAAAAACGATCTGTCCAATCTTTAAAATTAAGACCGTCCATTTTTTCGTTATGATATTCTGTAAAGTGTTGGTCAAACTTTTCGCTGATATTATCCGCTAGTTTGTTTAGCTTGATCCATAATGGATGCATCTTCGTTTTTCCTTATTGACCAACTACCAGATTCGGTCTTTTCCCAGATCAGTTCGTCATTCTCTCCCCAACCCAATTGCTCTAAAAATGCTGGTGGGAATTCAATATAGAGGTCCCCGTTAAGGGGATCCTCCTTTACTTCAGTCAAATAGCTAGTCATTTTCGCTTCTTCTTTTCTCGCCTTGCTCGGGCCCATTCATTAAGCACTCGCTGCTCACGGACAAATTTAAGTTCTTTCCGTTTAGCGCGTGCGGCTTCGGATCGTAACATTCGGTTTCCTCGTGCCAATGGTTTAAGTTCAACTTCTTCGTGCACTTGAATTTCTTCTGTACTCACGTGTTTGCCCTCCTTAGGTGTTTTGCTGTAGTATAGTTATTATATTAATACTATATGGGTGAAATGTCAATCTATATTTTGAGACAATTCATCAAATAGCTGAGACGCAAAATCAAAACATATCTTTGCTTCTTCAGCCATATCGTCATCGAGCAGTTTTCTAAACTCCTCAATAAGATATTCTTTTTCTAACTCAAACTCATACATTTTTCCTGAGCCAGGAACTCGCTTTTTAATCATTTGGCCACCATGCAATTCACCAAAATGACGAACATACATATGGGCAAGCAAACCGTGTTGGTCTCCTTTTTCCGCAAGCGATTTAATATGATTGGTATATTCTTCTACAGATTTTGGGTAATCACCGTCAGGTCCTAAACCGTATTCAATTTCCAATTCTCGAATGTCGGTCCAAATGCGGGATTCTCTACGGATTGGTAGTAGGTTTGATGGAATCTCTGCGTATGATTCAAGGATCTGATAATTAAGATACTGGCAGCAAAGGAACTTGTGATACAGTTTTGGTTCAATCTTGCCGCTTAGTAGGATCTTAGCGAACGCTCGGCGTTCAGCTGCTTGGTGATGTGCCCATGTTAGTTCTTTCAATTTTAAAGACATATCATCCTCCATTGTTTAATCAAAACTATTTATAAAGAATAAAGGGGCAGATTTCTCCGCCCCTTGTTTGCCAAATTTTTAAGTACGAATTAAAACGCAAAACCTACAGTAACGTTTGGTTTCATTTCTTCCTTGTCGAGGTTATAGTTAACACCTGCGCCAAGATCCATACCGTTCCAGGCATATGCATAAGATCCGCCTACGTTTTGTGCCATATCGTCTTGGTCACCGTTTAAATATGCGGTAATACCAAATGCAGTCACATCACTTTCAAAGGCTACAGTCTCATTTGCTGAACCATAAGTAAATGCACTACCTACAGAAATGTCATCGTTAACCCAAGCATCAGCACGACCGCCAAAAACCCATTCTTCACTGTTCAAGTTATAATCGCCAGCGGCTGCTACTGATACTGCAGTACCAAGACCAAGCTCATATTTACCTTGCACGTTTTCAATATCAGTTACGTCTGCGCCAATATCAGTAAAACCAATACCTACTGTTGCACCGTAAGCTGCTACTTGAATAGATTCAGCCATTGCTGGATCCGCAAGAGTTGCGTGAGCAGCATCCGATTCACGGCTCAACCAAACATTATCTTGGTCACCAAAGCTTACCTTTGCGCCTGCAACGGTAGTACCAATTTGATATTCATCAAGAGTAATGTTGCCGCCGGCTTCTTTTAAATCAACCCAACCATAGGCTGTTCCGTTTAAAGCAGACATACCTAAGTCCAAAGATGTGGTTGCGCCATAGTTACCTGCCGCGTTTTCTTCGATCTTAACTTCAATCTCTCCAGTAAGATCTGCTGCAAAGCCTGCGCCGCCTGCCATAACGAGCGCGGTTGTAGCTGTAAGTAATTTAAACATCTTTTTCCTTTCTAATTATTTTTGTTTAAAGTGCCACGTTTCCTGTTGCTAAGCAAGTGGCCAGCTCCCTGTGTTTATGCTGCTAGAGCAAAACCAGATGGTGCGAAGTTATCGTTTGCACTTATTTGTTTTGGCTGTCTATCGTAAGCCACCACGGTGAACTACTCTCATCTCTATACGTCAGTCGATCCTATTCATCCCCATCAAATGTATACTAGCCACTTTATCAGATGTGTCCCAAACTTAACTGGGCACTAGTATACATTTGGTGGAGATGCCGGGATTCGCACCCGGGTCCTGTCCGCACGTTGACTTGTATCAACATCCACTAGATATATATAATACATATACATCAAATGTCAACTGTATTCAGCTCTTTATACGAAACTGTAACATTACAGTAACAAAAATATAGAGCTGAATACAAACGAGCATTAAGCAGCTCGTAGCAAACTAGGAGAAACCTTCCAAGTTACAAAGTCAGTCTTAACAACAATAGTTTTGCGATTGACTTTTTCAACGATGCCTTTTACAACTTCACCACGACGCCCCGTGAACTGAACAGATTGTCCTTTGCGGAAGCTTGAACCGATTTCAGCTTGAAGAGCACGTTGACGATCTTTAATCTCGCTGATGATTGCGTTCAAAGTTGCCATGTCAGCGTTACGGATTGTGCGAAGAGTTGTTTGATTGATTTTCATAATGTCACCTTTTGTGTGTTTGTGTGTTTTTCCATTTGATATAACTATAATACAATAACTAAATGATAATGTCAATAGTTTTTTTCATTTAATTTCATATTTTTTTAGTAAATATCTAACTTTGTCTTCAACGTCAATGTCAGGAATTGGATCTGCAGCCCAATGAAGCAATGCTTGACGTTGTTTGCGTCGTTTAGTTAAATCGCCATTGCCATTCTTTTTAACTTGAGCAGAATGCCGAGCAACAAAAGATTTCCAACGCTTCATTTGCCATTCGTCGTAACCTTCAATACGACGTCCGTGGTAATACCTAACATACCATTGGAACCATCCCATAGGATCGTGTTCCTTAATCCAACCTTGCTCCTGCCATACTTCTAGAGGCTGTGAAGCCCCTTCCATGAATAAGTTGGTTTTAGTAATAGTAGGATGAGTTTTAAAATCACGATTAGTGACCTCAGTGTTTTCACCATAGTACTTACCATCAAAGATGCCGAGCTCCATCATTTCATATGGAGTAAACATAGGATTGAAATCAGACATATTCCCACACAACCTTTACATAATGAGCATCTAAATAGTCACGATATTCAATTGCATCTAAAACACAAGTGAATAGTTTACCGTTGACTTTAACCCCAGTCTTTGAAGTTACCATCTTCTTCATTATCATTATAACCTTTTGTGTATTCAACAATTTCTGCAGGAGTCATATCAGCTAGCTCAACACGAACAGATCGGTACGTATCACCGGTGTAATAATGAGGGTTGTAGCCACGGCCATAGTAACTATCAGCAGAACCACGATCATATGGACCGCCGTGACGTTCATCATATTGAGACATATAATCACCACAAGTTGTAAATTTAAGATCTGACATAATTACTTCTCCGATGCCGGCAATGGGTTTGCCTTAAGAGCATTGTAAAGCGACTCAGGAAGAACATTTAGACCCGCGGCAGAACGTGAGTCACGGTATTCTTTATATGTTGAAAAACTTTCAGGGCATGGCATATTCATTATACTGCCTCCAAACCAAGGTAATCAGTACGAAGAACATTTAACATATCCCACGATTTGTTGAGTTCGTATTCATCTGCGAGAACTTCAAAACATTCAGAGATATATGATGCTGAATAAAATCCGCAATCCAAATTCATATCCGCATCAACGAAGTTCCAATTGATAGAACCATCAGTGTAGAAGTTTACAGGATTTTTAATTGCGCGGTCGAATGATTCAACGACATCAGCTTTGATTGTGGCGCCATTTGTGAGGTGTACGATTCTTGACATGTTGTTTCCTTTTCAATTTATAATACTATACTAATCTAAACGAAAAGGAATGTCAACAACTTTTTTCAGTTTTTGTGAAATTAATTTGAATTTTTTAGTCGTAACCTAGTACAGCTACGTGGGAGATATCTGGATCAGTATCATACCTTGCTTCCCAAGCATCAGAGAAACCATCTTCGTGAACATATGCTTCATTGTTTCCCCATATTCGCGTGAGGTAACTATCATAGATTTTTTCTACAGTTGAGTCACTTTCGTTCAATGGTATAAGATGACCTTTTACAATCCAATGTAAACGGTTGGCTTCTTTGCGGATGTATGGGCTACACACTTTGAACTCCTTGTCAATGTATACAACTATATATACTGGGAGTGTAATAATGTTACCGTTAACACTTGGTATTGTTACAATTTGTTATCGTTATTTTGGAACAAATCTTAATTCTTTAAAACATTCAATTGCAAGGCGTTCTTCTAACCTATACGCTTCTTTTTCCCAAGGTAGGTCGTAATATTCTGTTTTGTCTGATATCTTGCGAGATTTCCATTGACGAAAGTCTCCTAGTTCACCTTTAACATATTGTTTGATATGAACCATTTCATGGCATACTGTACTTACTAAATTATACAACGACAAACCACGCTGCAACCGCATTTCCATATTACGGTGGTCAGCGTGTAGCACGTCTGCATATATTCCTTTTAGATTTTGAATTTTGATTGTGATATCAAGATTGCGAATTCGCGGCAACAATTTCTTTTGTGCCCAATATGCGACTTCAGTGACGAGTTCTTTCTCGCGGCGGGTTCCACCAGTAACATGAATAAAAATCATATGTTTCTCCAATTTGACTAGACTATTATATCAAATCATTTAGAGAATGTCAACTACTTTTTCCGCCTTTTTCGTGGTATTTTTCGGATAGAAACTGCAGTCGACGCGCAATTTGGGTCCAAGGTTCCTTTGTTGTCCAATGCGCTTTTGTAATTAACACAGAAACCATTGCTTCGTCAGACATAATACCAGGATCTGTTCCGACTCCCATTTCTTCGTCACTAAACATTTCGGTTTGTTCAGCCATTACCAAGTACCTTCCTCATTCTTTTGAGTTGGCAAAATATCCAAGGCTTTTTCAAAATCGCCATGGTTACCGTTATGATTAGGCGCAGTCCATCCGCCAGGTTTCATCAAATCCGGTAATCCAAACTTGTTAGGACGACCTGCTTTAACGCCAGGATTTTTTGCCATATTTGCGCTATAAACACGATCCCAAGCGTCATTAGCATCAACACCAAATACGTCGAGAGTGCCAATAGCAAAAACGCAAAGATCAATGAGACCATCAACAATTTCTTCAGGGTCTCCTTCGTTAATTGCCACCAAAGTTTCACTTAATTCCTCCTGACACATCAGAGCACGAAACATAAGGTATTTACGCATCAACTCTTTATTGTCTTTGTTTTTCTCAAACCAATCACGTACACCAAACTTGTTGTGCATCATGTAAATATCGTTTGCCCAATCGCTCATAGTATAGTTCCTTTTAATATTTTATCTGTTATGTTTATAATACAACATAATGTGCATTGTGTCAACCAAAGAATGCATCCAATGTCATTTGTTTCTCGGCAGACCATCCAATTGCTTCAAGGATAGACTCGAGCGGGGATAGGAATACCTTTTCAAATTGTAGATCGTAATCAACGTAATCATGTAAATTCATTTCTTTTGGCAAAACGCCAGGGAATGACACGATGTTCTCACGAATAGGATTTGGTACCTTCAGATAAACAAACTTGATCTTATCGCCACCTTTTACTTCTTCATACCGAGAACCTAGCTTTTTATCCTTTAGGTGGTGGTTATACAGCAAGGCGCCACGGACATGCATTGGGCAACCTTTTTTGTAGATTGAAACATTGTTTGTATACTTTTCAATATTATCAGTACCACTGTTACGACCGATATCTTCAGGACCTAATGTCTTGAACTGTTCTTTGAAATCAGCAATGAATTCCTGAGTGGCATCTTCACCTTCGTTCATAATAATCTTGAAGGCTGCTTTTAGTTTGTCGCGGCAAACCTCAGGAGTTGATGAACGAACAGACTCAAGGCCTGTTACCGAAATCTTAGGAGTTTCGTAATGAACACCTTCAGAGTTGAGAGTATTCATAATGTAACGTTTCTTGGCAATGAACACAGATTTGTCTGTAATCTTTTCACGTTTCATTACCATGGCTTGGCGGTATGCACCCATACGATTTGCAAGGTCAATGTAACCTTTCTCGATTACTTCTTCAATCTTGGATGAGCAAACTTTATCAAGGAATTCCTCGCCTTGCTTGCGGCTGATATCCGTAGTACCAAAGGATGCTTGAACCAATGGACCAAAGTCAACATAGATAGAGTCAGTATCAATATAAATGATATAGTCTTTGTCTTGCGTTTTGAGAATCTTGTTGAGATAATCATTAACAGATTTCTGAGCATATCGAATAGACAGCTGACCTGAAGTAGTAATTGCTTCAGCCATATCGTTAATATAGTAAAGGAAATATACGTTTGCGGTTGCGCCATACAACGAGTTCATAGCAATCTTAATAGCCATTTGCGAGTTGTGTAATTGGTTTGCCTGCCGTTTCAGCTTGTCCTTTTCTTTTGGATCTGTTGCGTTTTCAAGAGCCTGCTCAACCTTAAGCATATCCTGCTTAATAACTTTACGACGGTTATAGTATTCGTCAATGATTTCAGGAATGATACCGAGTTTCTTTTTACTGAAACACGCGCCATTTGCACAGACCGCATATTCTGATTTATTCTGATACTTGCCATCAAGAACCATATCTTGAGACACATATTCTCGAGCATCCTCAACGTATGTTTCAGGCGACAGATTATATTGTAGCATCAAGTGTGGATACAGCGAGTTCAAATCAAAAGAAACAACCCACGGGTGCATACCAACCTTAGGATCTTTAACGAATCCGCCAACCAAATCGCCAGCACGTTGACCTGGGCCACCTTTGAGGTGAGGAACAATTTTGTCTTTCATCAAGCGACGATAGATTGTTGATTCCCATATGCCAACCGTACCAAAAGCATCAGTATAGTTAACACCGCCGCCGTAAGCAACAGTCATAACCAATTCAAGCAAACTGGTTTCATCTTCAAACCTTTGGATCAACCAAGTATCCTTAAGGTTATAGTCGAGATACAGTTGAGGATTTTGTTCGTACAGGTTTGTTAGGTTGCCATAATCAGAGTAATCCATTTTCTTTTCGCCAAGGACGACGTAAGCAATATGGTCGAGTTTCCAAGATTCTTGCGGACCGTATTTGTAACCAAACTTTTTGAACGCATCCATATAGTCGATTACCGACATACCTGAAATAATATAGGTAAACTGTTCTTTACCGAAGAACGTTCGTGACGATTGGCGTATTGAACCCCAAGGCGACAGTTTCTTTGCTGCTTCTTCACCGAGCAAGCGGATAATACGAGTAACGATATATTGAATGTCGAAGTACTCGACGTTCCATCCTGTAACAACATCAGGATAATCCATTTGCCAAATCTGAATGAACCGCTGCAGCAATGCCGCCTCAGTATCAAACTTCATGAATTGGATATCATCCTGTGGGATATCAGTTTGGGTTTGCGTTTTATCGTAATCCTTACGGCCGAGCAAATGGTATGTGCTTGACTTTGAAGATTTATAAGCAATAGAAGTAATTTCTTTATCCGCTTGGTTGATATCTGCATAACCGTCACTGATGTCAACCTCAATATCAAATGAACAGATATTAATCTTTGACATATCATAGTTGATTTGGTCAGGGTACTGTTCTTGAATGAACTGAGTAATGTAATTACTTGTACCGCATACTTCAAATCCATGCACATCTTTGTATTGTTCAATGTATTGCTTTGCTTCAGACATAGCATCAAATGATACCGAGCCAAGCGGGATATCACCAAGTAATGATTTATGCGTTGCGTTTTCTCGAGCACGAACAAACAAGGTTGGCTTGAACCTAACCTTTTTCATAAAAGGTCGACCGTTGTCGTAACCGCGCCACCGCAGCTCATTCATATAACGTTCAACCGATGTATAGAATTTAGACATGAATATCCTTTAACTGTATCATATAATAACCATTGTATACTATAAGAAACGATCTGTCAACCACTTTATGCGGCCATTTCACTAAAGTTCTTTACTTTTTGGAATCTGATATGAGAATGGAATTTTTCACCGAATTGATCTCCGCGGTGCGATATGACAAAAATGTTATCGTCGGCGTTAAGATTATGCAGTGTATCAATAAGGTTATCAATACCAACTCCATCCAACGCACCGTCAAGCGTTTCATCAAGGATAAGCAAGTTTGTTGAAACTGAATTGCGCAATTTAGCAACAGTACGCCAAGCAAGCATAATGCTCAATGTGATCCGTAGCTTTTCACCTTCAGAGAATGAAGCATAAGAAAAGGCATCGCGGAATCTTGATTTGATTTGCTCATTAAAGTTTTCGTCAAGTTGAAAATCAACAAACAAGTCAAACGCAGTTAGGTATTTGTTAATAAGCTTATTCATTACAGGAATATATTGTGCAATGATTTTAGATTTGATGCCACCATCACGAAGGATAGTTGATACAACGCTAAGCACTTCTTTATCTTCAAACAACCTTTCTTGATCGCCGTTTAGGTTTGCCATCTTTTCTTTGAGCTTGTTCAGCGCAGATTGGTCAATTGCTTCGACTTCTTCTTCTGCTTTATCAAGTTCTGATTTGTATGAGACCAACGCATTCTTTGAGATTTTAATTGTTGCACGGTGCTCACTGATTTTGACATTGGCAGACGCAATCTGATCTTCAATGCTTGAAATTGATTCCATACGAGTTTCGTATTCAGTAATCTTTTCAGCCAAAGCAGTTAAACCAGTTTCGATTTCAACAATCTTTTCGTCTTTTTCTTTAATAACATTTTCCTTGAAATCGTGAGCAATGCCTTGTTGGCATGTAGGACAATTGTCGTGGTTGTTATAGAAAGAAAGATCGTCGTGTACTTTCCGTAAAGAATTCCTCAAATCTCGATGAATGCCTTTTGCCTTTTCAAGCTTTTGCTTTATATCAGCTTTGTCTTGAATATCAGATACACAAACCTCAATGATATCTTGTATCGTTTCAATAGCAGCCTTTTCAGATTCAATCTTTGAAATGTGTTCACCCATTTTCTCTTTGATCTTATCAACTTCATCTTGACGGATCTTACGTATTGAAGCATTATGTGCTTCCGCACTTTCAATCTTTGACTCTGTCAAATCTCGGCTATAACTGTTTTCTGATATATGTTCTTTATTAATTGAAACCTTATCTTTAAGGAGTGTGTTCATTGTGCTGAATACTTGAATATCCAACAAGTCTTCAATGATTTCACGGCGTGTATGAGCAGGCAATTCCATAAATGGAACGTATGTTGCTGAACCCAATACAACAATTTGATTAAACGATTTGTAGTTTAGGTTTAGAATGTTCTGCTCGAGATACGCTTGATAATCACGTGCCGCGGCGTCTTGGTTGATTAGTTCGCCGTTACGATAGATCTCAAAGATATTTGGTTTGATACCACGGCGTACCATATATTGGTTTTGCGAAATTGTAAACTCAACCTCAACATGCAACTCACGAGAGTTAATGCTGTTAATCAACTGATTCTTGTTGATTTTACGAAATGCCTTTCCATATAAAGCAAAGACGATCGCATCAAGGACAGTAGACTTGCCACTGCCGTTGGTACCACTAATAAGTGTGGTAGATCTCCGATCTAATTGAATTTCAGTAAACGTGTTGCCCGTTGACAAGATATTCTTGTAACGTAGCTTCTTAAAAACTATTTTCATTTATACGCTCAAGGCCTCATTATATAATTCATCAATCACAGTTTTAATACTAACCTTATTTGCTTTGGTATCAAGAGAGTCGATATAACCGTGCAGGATTTCCTTAGTATCCTTGGTCTCATCGAGAATATCTTCAACACCTTCGCCTTCAAAGTTTAACGTATCCTCAATTGATTTGACGTCTGCTGCGCCTTCACTTGCTAACCTATTCAAAAATAAGTCATGGATATATGGGTTAGTACGGTTCTTAACGATTACTTTAATATAAGCATCTTTAATGTTTGTGGTATCAAGTCGTGCCACATCCTCAATGGTCATATCTGCATCATCATACTCAATCTTGTGGAAAATTTGGAAAGGGTTTTGAATGTTTTCCAATTCTCTCGTTTCAGTATCAAATACGTGGAAACCACGACGACCTTGATAATCTGACCAAGTCATTTCATAAGGTGCGCCAAGATACCGAATGTTGCTATGATGAGAAGGGTGGTGAAAATGACCAGACCAAACCTGTTCAAATTGACCAAACCTTTTCATATCAACGCCGTGAGTACAAAGTTGTCCGCGCATCATTTCAAAACCTTTAACCTCAAGGTGTCCTGCGAGAACATTTGCGTCCGAAGACTCAATCTGCTCAAAGATCCCTTCGGCGTTTGTTTTATTGATCCACGGTACCATTATAAACTTAGTTGACCCAAATGTCAACTCTTTTGCTTGGTCTTCGTAAATATGAAAGTTTGAATATTCTCGAAGCAACAGATCCATGCTGTTTACTTCGTTTGTGTTTGTATAATAGGTAGTGTGATTACCTACGAGTGCGTGGTACTCGATACCGCGCTTTTCCATTTGGTCAAAAAAGAATTCCTTACCACGCTTTAAAGAAACGTAGTTAATGTACTTACGACGATCAAAAGTGTCACCAAGATCAAATACAGTCTTAATGCCATGTTCGTCCAAATACGGGAAGAATACTTCCTTAAAGAATCTTTCTTGATGGTCGGCAAATATCTGCGAGTCACCACGCACTCCTATATGCATGTCAGTTACAATTGCTATTTTCATTTAGTATTTTTCGCCTTATCCTTCGCAAGCTTTGCTTCGAAGTCAGTAATAAAATCGTTGATGTAATCTGCGTTGAGCGAAAGGTTTAGCTGAATTTCTTCACCCGCCATCGTATCATACGTGTTACCTTGAGCAATCATCTGTTGTGATGACTTGTAACGAATGTACATCTGTTTCTTTTCCTTGGCGATACGGCGTAGGAATGCATACCAAATAATCTGAGTAAAGTAAGCAAATGGGTTTTGAGATTTCTCAGGATTAAAGTTGTGGATATATTGTAGACAGTTTTCAATGCCGTCTGAGATCATATCTTCTTTGTAGGAATATCCTGAAAAGTTTGGTTTAGTTGCTAACCTGGTTGCGATCTTATATATGCATTCACCAATATAGTCAGGAACACGAGGAGTTTTTTCACCAGCATCCTCTGCTTCTCGACAATTGGCTTGGTACACAATCAGTGCGTCCAGGAAGTCTTTGTTGTTAACATAGTTACGTTTGCGTGCCATATAAAGTACCTCCTTTATTTAATAATATCCAATATTTGATAAATGTCAATAGTTTTTTAATCGAACATTTTTCCAGGATAGCGACATGTGATCATCATTACTGGTGGGAGTATACGTAAACCATTGGCTAAGCATATCAACCCATTCTTGTTTGCGAATTCTGTTTAAATACAACCCAGTATAGTATTTTCCTTTTTGCCTGCCGTATTGTTCGTTTTCATAATGATAAAAACAATCGTCAGGATCTGGCGGGTATTTGCGGTGGTCAGTCAAATCAATGTGAATATATCCATTTGACGATTGGTGAATCTTTGATATAAGACCTTTCATAAAGTCTTCAACCTCCGCATCGTACACGTGTTCAAGAGTTGATACGCATCTCCAGTTATCAGCAAGTTCAAGGACTTCGATGTCATTGCGTATATCGTCTTGTATGTAGCAATCATAGAACTTGAATCCTGGGTCTGTCTTCTTGATCCACATATTATCAATTTTTACATAATGTTTATCCATCAACTCAAAGAATTCAGGAAATTGTGAAGGAAAATCAGGTCGTCTATCAATTGCAATCAGCTGCTCAAATTCTGGTATGTGTTTGAATTTATTACGAATAGCAGACATGTCATACCCTGCACCAAAATCAATAAACAACTTTTTCTCCTTTAACTGAAAAAAACCATTGACATATCTTTCAACTAGGTTATAATTTGATTTATCAACAACAAAACAATATTAGATATTAACGTTGTAGATTTTGAAGGCAAACTGTTCAGAGCCGTAGATCTCGATCCGTTTCTTAAAATGTTTAAGAGTATAGTTTTCAAAAGATCCATGCGATAGGTCATCAGTAATGTCATATAGAGTTGCCTTGTCGGCATCATTTCCTTTACGTAGTGCTCGACCGATTGATTGTAGTACTTTAATTTCAGATTTAGATCCTGAAGCAAAGATTACGTTATCGAGTTTCTTAAGGTTCACACCCGTTGAAAACACGCCATAAGATGCAAGTATATCATGCTGTTTGATTGGATCATTCTCAACCAAGTTTCGTATCCGTTCTCGTTCATCGCCTTTAGTGCCTCCATATATAAAATGTAGTTGACGATCGTCTTTGCGAAGCAAAGGTTCTAATACCTTACCATGTTTCTCAACCAGATCAAACAAGACCAGGTTGTTTTGACCTTCAAGAGACCACAACAAATTACGAATGAAAATGTTTCTTTTGTGGTTATTGATTAGGAATTCTCTTTCAGCAGGATACTTCTTTGATGGTTCGGCAATCTTTTTGAATGCCTTGCGAAATTCCTTTTTAATTCCATCTTCATATCCAAGCACGATTGCCTTTACTTTAAAATCAGCAACAGTACCTGAATCCATTAGATCCTTCGTGGTTACGTATCGTTTAACTTCACCAAAACACCCTTCGAGTACAAGGCGGTGAGTTTTACTTTCGTCAGATTTGAGAGTACCAGTGAATCCGTGGCGGTATTGACAATTGACCAACGCATCCATAATCTTTTGCAATGACTTTGCTTGGAATTGGTGCGCTTCATCTCCTAGAACAACTCTGAATTGGTCGAACCAATCCTTCGGCTGTTTAATCAGTGATTGCCACGTTGAAATGACAATCGGAGAATCTGTATTCTTATCCACGCCACCTTGAATTTTATAGATTTCGTCGGTGCACCCGTAGTCGATAAAGTCTCCAGCCATTTGGTGTACCAGAGATATCGTTGGTACAATAATAAGTGTTCTGTGCCCATAAGCTTGATAGTAATGTTGTTGAATTAAGTAAATTATTAACGATTTGCCCGATGAAGTTGGAGACAAAGATAACGAACGGTTCTTGCGGATAGCATTAACAACATATTCGTTTTGATAATCGCGTGGCTGAAATTTGCAACCGATCTCCTCGGCAATTTCATACCCATAGTTGTCAGGAACATTTTCCTCGGCGTACATGTCGCCACCAACGTTTAACTCATATCCACGATCCTCACAGAATTTTGTAAGGTAAGGTAATAAGCCTACATATAGTACAGGTCGTAAAGGGGAAAAGAGTCGAACCCAACCATCCCATACACGATTTTTGTACGCGGGTACAAATTGGTATCCTGTAGGTCGGAAGGAAAAATAACTTTGCAGTTCCATTTTTGTACCAGAATCGGCATCAATTTTCATATGTACTGCATTGATAGGTTCGACGTTCACACGTTCCATTGTATAAAAACTCCAATAGTATAGCAATGTATACCATTATTTATATCAATAGTCACCAGCTTGAAATTTCATAATATCAATCATGTTCTTGATAATAAAGTTGCGTGAATGAACTGTCTTAACGATATCCTCAAGAAAGTGAGCACGCGTTGAATGGTAGTCAATTTTGAGACTAAGGTTGATGATTTCTTGATCCTGCTGAATGTATTTGTCAAGGTCGTTCCGAAGGACTTTCTTTTGAAAGGGTTTCCAACCTCGATCCCGTAGATCTTCCTCAGCCATACTGCCGTCATAGAACTCACGCTTTGCGTGTTCAAGCTCTTTGTAATCGTGCTTTAATTTTTTAACACGCAATGCCTCTTTATAAAATAGAGAGTAGTACTTTGCGTGTAGCTCAGGAATGCGTTGGGATTCTCGACCAAGGTTTGTTTCGTCAATTTTACAGTCTTTTGACCAGATTTCGGATATATCGTCTGTGCTCATAACAGCCTTCTCAATTAAACATTTTATAATCTATTCTACAACAGTTCGACGTAAATGTCAATAGTTAAATTTGCTCAATCTCAAACGTATCGTATCTAAATGTTGCTGTTGCCTCGGGATATTGAATATCTGATGCTGCAACACTCAAGTTGATTGAAGACAAAGATACTGGGAAGCAGTTCTTTAAGGTCATTTTAATAGACGGGTTTTTGTGGCTGTTATGTATGACAACAGATATATCAGATACAGTACCGTCTTTTGTACCTTCAAGATTTTTGTATTGGTCAGTTGATTCTGGAGAACCTAGGCCTTCAATCCAACGAAGGATTTCAAGGTAATTATTCATGCGTTCGTCAACAATGAATCCTAGATCAAAGTCCGCATACGATATACGGTCGCCAGTACCATATAAAGTTGTAATCGGTGACTGCACAGAAACAGGGTTCATTGTTAATGCAGGTATAGACGCACGTTGAGTAAAAAATTCAACGTTTGGCATCCTAGAAACCGTAACAACAAATGACGTTGGTGCTAAATAATTCGTAATCATATCATTTTCCTATTGACATATACTTCATTCTGTATTAGTATATATTTATAAATACTGAACAACATTACCAAAAGGTAGACAAAAAATGACAGACGACTATCGATGTATAGCGTTCGATGATCCCTGTGACGATTGTACTCATTGGATCGGTCAAATTTAACTATTGACATATCCGAAAAACTGGTATAGAATGGTTTAATAATTATCTCAATGGAGAACAAATCTTGAGTGAAGACTTTAAAATTTTAACCGCGCGTCAACACGTTCGTGAACGTATTGGCATGTATATGGGTTCAAGTGCCGAGGAGAAGGTCGAACGTTTTGTGATGGGCGAATGGAAAACTGCAAAGTATGTTCCTGCTTTATCAAAAATGGTCGATGAAATTCTCGACAACTCAATTGACGAAGCAATTCGTACTAATTTTAAATATGCAAACAAGATTAACGTTTCTGTAGATAATAATAAGGTAACCATATCCGACAACGGACGTGGTATTCCGCAAGAACTCGTTTATGACGAGACAACCGACAGTAAAATTGCTCGGGCAACTGCCGCATGGACTCGTGTGAATGCAGGTACAAGCTTTGACGATAACCGTGTTACGATCGGTACCAACGGCGTCGGTTCAGCTGCAACCAATTTCTTATCTTCAAAGTTTGTAGGTAAGACGTGGTCAAATGGAACAATGCTTACAGTTGAATGTAAGAACGGTGCCGAGGATATTCGTGAAAAGAATACTCCTAAAGATGGCAACGGTACAGAGGTTTGGTTTATTCCTGACTTTGAATTGTTTGAAGCAGACAGTTTATCAGAAATGGATACTGTTGCATTAATCGAAGATCGTCTTATTAGTTTGCAAATGGCATTTCCTGAAATTGCTTTTTCGTTCAATCGTAAACGCATTAAGGTTAACAACCTCAAGAAATATTCTGAACTGTTTGGTATAGATGCTATTGTTGAAAAGACCGAAGACCTATCATTCTTTATTACATCATCTGAGGATGGCTTCCGCACGAACTCGTTTATCAATGGTGTGAATACTCGAATGGGTGGGACATACGTTGACTTTGTTGTTAATGGTATGGTTGATGAATTGGTCACAATGATTAAGCGCAAGCACAAGATTGAGGTTGTTAAGTCGACTATTAAAAATGGTCTTACCTTTGTTATGTTTGCTCGAAACTTCACAAATCCGAAGTTTGACTCTCAAACAAAAGAGCGCTTAACAAACCCAATGGGTAACGTACGTGATCACGCAATTGCTGCGGGAATTAAAGATGCTCAATTCTTTGCTCGTAAAATTCTTAATACTCCTTCAATCATTGATCCAATTATTGAGGCACAGCTTGCTAAAAAGATTGCTGCCGATAAACGTGCAGCGACGTTGGCACAAAAAGGATTGCGCAAAGTTAAGGTCGCAAAACACATTGCAGCTAACAAACCTTCCGCAACTCTAAAGATCGTCGAAGGTGATTCGGCAATGGGTTTCTTGTTGAAGGTTCGAGACGCTAATAAGGTTGGTGCATACCCGTTACGTGGTGTGATTATGAATACGTGGGATATGAAACCTGCCGACGTATTGAAAAACAAAGAACTGTCAGAATTGGTTGCTGTTCTTGGCTTGGATATAAATAATCCTAATAGCGTGGACAACATTAATTATGAAAGCATTGCCACATTAACTGATGCTGACCACGATGGTATCGGACACATTAGCCCATTGCTAATTGCTTTCTTTTACAAATTTTGGCCACGGCTATTAACCGAGAAACGTGTTAAAATTACTCGTACACCTATTATGATTTCAACACAAGGAAGTGAAGTCAAATGGTTCTATACATACGAGGAAGCCGCAGCATTTAAAGCTGAAGGCAAAAATTGGAAACATCGTTACATCAAAGGACTTGGTTCATTAACCGAAGAAGAGTATGATACCATTATCAACAAACCACAATACGACACCGTGACTGTTGATGATGCGTCAATTTTTCAAATGATGTTTGGTAAAAATTCTGAACTACGAAAACAATATATGATGGCATAGGAGGCCCTAATGACAGACGAACGTAATAACGCACTACAAGAAACAATGATTAAAGGTATGAGAGCACATGCCCACGGGCACATTCAAAAGCATAAGGTAAACGTTGAGGTATACTTAAACAACCCAGCGGGTATTGGTGAGCACCCTGATGTGTTTGAAGCTATGGAACAGGAAATCCTTGAAATGGCAAAATACCAAGACGTTCTTGATATGCTCGATAAGTATTTCTCATGATAGGAAAAGCGCCAAAGGTAATACAACAGCAGCGGCTTAATATATGCCATATGTGTCCTGAGTATTTTCAGATGACGAACATGTGTTTAAAGTGCGCCTGCGTTGTTCCGCTCAAGGTCAAGTTCCTTAAAGCCAAATGCCCATTACATAAGTGGGGAAATGGTTCAAAACAAATGCGAGAAAAAGAAAATAATGGTTGACATTCGTATTATTCTTTGATAGAATAGTACTATAAATTGAAAAAGGTTTGCTATGAGCGTACTAAATTTTACTACTGACTCTAATGAGTATCCTATTTCAAAGGTTGCCTCACAAGAGTGGTTATCCTTTGCTATGTATACGGTTGAATCACGTGCTATCCCAAACATGATTGATGGCCTGAAACCCGTGCAAAGGTTTTATCTATATTCGTCGATATTGAACTCCAAACGAGATTTCAAAAAAGTCTCTGCTGTTGCAGGTATCATTTCCGATTATGGATATAACCACGGTGAGTCGTCGGCCGCAGGGGCGGGGCAGCTCATGGCTGCGTCGTGGAATAATAACATCTGCTTAGTTGAAGGCCGTGGTTCGTTCGGTACTCGACTGGTCCAGGAAGCAGGTGCTCCACGTTATGTCTATACGCGATTACATGAGAACTTCAACAAGTATCTCCGTGACGCTGACCTCGCCCCTGCACACGTGGATCCAGAACACGAACCACCGGCGTTTTATTTGCCAGTCATTCCTTTGGTTTTAGCAAACGGAACCAAAGGTATTGCAACCGGTTTTGCTACAAACATACTTCCACGAGATCCTAATGCACTTTCTGGTGCTTGTCGTGAATACTTGTCGAGTGGTAATATAACCAACAAGCTTCCAGTGTGCTTTCCTGATTTCAATGGTGCAGTTACATATGATGACGTTGAAAACAAGTATACTGTTTGGGGTAAATTCCATAAAACGTCGAAAACTCAACTGACTATCACTGAAGTGCCATACGGCTTTGACCGCGAAGGATACGTCAAGGTTCTTGATAAACTCGAAGACGATGGCGATATTGTTAGCTATGACGATATGTGTGATAAACAAGGTTTTCGTTTCGAAGTTAAATTAAAACAAAAAGGTAGCTCCGATTGGAACGACCAGAAAATTATACAGAAATTTAAGCTTAGCAAACCGTTAACTGAAAACCTTACGGTTATTGACTTTAATGGCAAACTTCGTGAGTATGATGACGAACGCCAACTTGTAAAGGATTTTTGCGATTACCGTATGGGTATTCTACAAAAACGAATTTCTAAACGCCACGAAGAAGCAACTGAACTTGCCCGATGGTTGACTGTCAAAATGGAATTTATTCAAGCTGTACTTGATGATGTTATTGTGTTTAAGAATCGTAAAAAGAATGAAGTTGGCAAAGATATTCTTGGTATGACGTCTGCTCTTGCAGAAGATGTAGACCGTTTACTTCGTATCAATATTCTAAGCTTGACTGACGAGATGGTTAAGGAACTAGCCAAAGAAATAAAGGCCGCGATTAAAGAAGAGAAGTTTTGGTTGAAGGAGACTCCTAAAAACCAATTCACAAAGGATCTCGAAGAATTATGAAAAACTATTTTAAAAGGTTGGGGGTTGCAACCTCGATTTTCTTTAATGTATTGTTAGGTGGTAAAAGCAACGCAACAATATCAGCGGGTCAATATGGAAGAAAGCGCCAAGGCAAATGGCATATTTGTTGGTTGATTGATTTATTTTTTTGGTATGATGAAGATCACTGCTTAGGATCCTGGGTTAAATGGAAAATCATTCATGGTGCAATAAATAAAAATACTTCGTATAAATTCTAAAAAAACTATTGACATTCATTTCAAAATGGATTATACTAGTACCAGATCAGCAAAAAGGATACGATCATGGAATACGAAACAACAATGAACGAACTAATCGAAAGCGCAGCAATTGACTACGCACTTGATAATGATTCAGCCGGTGGATCCATTACCGATTTGGTTGAAAAATATTGGGAAGCTCAACTTAAAGAGCACGGTTCAGTTTCAGAGTTTGATTACGACGAAAGTAGTAATCCTTTTGAGTATTTCAATGGTGTTACAGAGGAGCAACCGTATGTTTAAAGTACTTACGGTAACTGCAGCTGCAGTATTAATCAGTACATCAGCTTACGCTGACGGCAAACGCAACCTTCGCAACGCAAATATCGAAGATGTGTATGTGTACGAAGAATTTAATAGCCCAAAATATTATGAGCAATGCCGTAATGTTAGAATACAAGAAAAAGGTGGTGCCTCAGGCGGTGACGTGTTAGGCGGCATGATTCTTGGCGGCATTCTTGGCAAAGCAATTGGTGGTAACGACAGCGGTGCTGCCGCGGGCGCTGTACTAGGCGGCGTTATTACTGCTGATAAAAATCAAGGTAACGGCGGCTCTCGTGTTGAGCGGCGGTGTGAAACTGTTACTGAATACGAAACCAAATATAAAAAGATTTATTCCCATAGTGTTATGACGTTTAAAGAAAACGGAATAAACCGTAGACTTGAGGTAATATTACCATGGAAATAATTATTATGAATATAGTATTTTGGACGGTGTGGATTGCATTATCATATCTTCCACAATACCTTATGCAGAAATTCATTGACAATTATGGAGAAGTATGAAAGCTTTAAATGATTACGTTATTGTAGTACAAGAAGAAAGTGAAAAAGATAGCAAGACAACTGCAGGTGGTATTATACTAACAACCGAAGTATCAACTGGGCACAAACCAGGAAGAGTTATTGCAATTGGCCCAAATGTTACGGAAGTTCAAGCAGGAAATGTTTGCTACTTCAATTGGCAAACCTCACAACCGTTTACTAATGATGGACAAATGCTTGCTGCGGTTAAACAAGATCAGATTTTTGCAGTATTTAATTAATTAGTCTCCGTGGCACAACTGGATAGCGCAAGGCACTTCTAATGCCTAGGTTGGGGGTTCGAGTCCTCCCGGGGACGCCAAAATTGCTCGCATGTTGGAATTGGTAGACAATGAAGACTTAAAATCTTTTGCCTTAGGGCGTACCGGTTCGAGTCCGGTTGCGAGTACCAAATAAAGAGGAGTTTATGTTAGAATATATATTTTGGGGATTACTAGGAATCGTAGGATTTGTCGGCCTAGCAATTGTTGCTATTGGCGCATACGTTGTATGGGATCTTAACAAGTTATTTACTGATTTCCTCGACATCGACGATTTAGACATAGACTAATAAATACATTTTTAATTGAAGACTGAAAGGCAAGGATAAGTAAATTATGAAGTTGACTAAATTGAATAATGCGTATGAGGTCTCAGATATTGATCTCAATAACGACGAGGAATGCAGAGATCTTGGCAGAATCGTTGCTGATAAATGCGTTGTCATGGTCGACCAGAAGATTTCAGAAAAGCGGTTATATGAGATCCAAACTTTGTGGGGCGATCCATCTCGGGCGTTGCTTCACAAGTATGTCGGCGAAAAACGTTTAAAAGGCAGTCATTGGCGTGAGGTTCTATTAAACCTTGGATATATTTCAAAAGGTGTTGAAGATTTTCAGGACGGCATGTCACGAGTAAGTTATGCAAAAAATGCAAAAGGCAAACCGACTGGCATTTTTACCAACGGCGAATTGGATTGGCATTCAGATCAACAGGCACATTACGACAAGCAACGAGTTATCGGTCTAATGAGTCTGTATGGTACTGAAGGAAGTCAAACTACGTTTTTACGAACAGCTCCTGTATATGAAGCATTAAACCACGAAGACCGAACAATGTTTGATGAACTAATTTCTGTATGGGAATGGGATGGCGGTAAAATGTCAGAAGAACTTATTCCTTCTCAGATGGAAATTGTAAAATACCATATGGTACCACACCCTGGCATGGAATGTCCTCTAATTGATACCACGGCCTCTGGTCGACGTGGCATCAAATTCCCATCGCATTCATTTACCAATTTTAAAGGTGTATCGGTTGAAGAAAGTCAAAAAATCAAAGCTCATATTTGGAGCCTATTGAATAAACCCGAAAACATTTATACTCAAAATTGGAAAGATGGCCAAATTGTCTTTATGGATCAGAATATTACTCTCCATGCTCGACCGACAAATGTTAAGGATGGCGATAAACGAACAATGACACGTATGGTAACCTATATGAACAACCTGTTTGAAGATCAAGCTCCAAATGATTACGTTTTATATGATGGGCAAAAACTCGACCATGAAACGTTTGCAAATATGGTTGATACTGAGCGACGGAGGATATATGGCAAAGTTGCATGAGGCAACAATTCGTGTAAATATCGAGACAAAACCAAACACAAGGTACGATCTTTATATTGATGGCGTTCTATCTGAGAAATATGAATTTGATAAAATTAATTCTGGTTATGGAATGAAAGATATTGATATTGTAGTACACGAAGGTCAGATTATGATATCAGAAGGCGCAGCAGAAGCGGAATATCCTACTATTAATGAGAATCCTGTTTGGGTATATCAAAAACGATATTGCGAATGGTTGTATAGCGATCTTGGAAATGTTGAGTACGATACATGGTATAGCGGTATTGTTTCATATAAACATTTATGGCCGCAAGGACCTAGCTATTATAAAGAAAAAGATGGTAAGATCGGTAGACCTGTTTGGGAATACGAAAAAATCTTTAACCCAATGGCATCAAACAAAAAAGAAACGAGTGCATTATTGAGGCGGCTGTTAGGGTTGTATTAGTAAATGGTTGTATTGATTTCTGATGAAAGCCTACGAATACCTAGTAATTTACTTTCTGGGTATTCTCTTATATTTACGGCATCATCTTGATTACCTCCGAGCACGCTATATACTATTTGGCCATTCACAACCTTGGTACTTACATAGAAAGCGACATGCCCTTGCCAACCGGTACTGCCTCTTTCAAAGATGAGTACATCACCTTGTTCAGGTTCATCAACTGGGTCTCCCCAATATAAAAAGCTTCGCGCCATTAACGGATAATCGTTATATTCTGAGGATTGTGGTAAAGCATTTTCGCGTAATACCATATTGACAAATGCAGCACACCATTCAGTATGCACAGGATCCACACCCATAATATCTTTTATGGTTTGTCTGTTTCTTTCTTCGTTAAGACCATACCAATAGTACGCCTTGTGAGTAAGGGTATTCTTAGTAACACGAATAGAGTTCGCAGCTTCAGGCGGCTTAGTGCAAGCCGTTATTAATAGTAAAACAAATAAGCTAAAAACATATTTTCTCATTATGTTATTTATCTATTGACATAGATATGATAATGTGTTATATTTAATAATATGCGAATGGAGAGTTTTGTATGAAAAAGGTATTAGTAACTGGTGCGGAAGGTTACATTGGTAGTCATTTAGTACGAATGCTTGCTGAACATGGCGGTTACGATACAACTTACATGGATACTAGATTTCATGGAGAATATAACGATATCTCTAATTATGTTTCTGGCAATGCCACATGGTTTCACGATATAACAGGAAGAATTTCTTACGAGTACTATGATGCCATAATACACCTTGCAGGCAGAAGCGTTGTTCCGCAAAGCCTTAAGGAACCTTCTGAATATTACCGTATAAATACTATGGGTACTGAAAATTTATTAAAGTATACCGATCACAATCATTTCATATTTGCAAGCACAAGCTCAGCATTTGAAATGGCCTCACCATATGCACGAAGTAAAGTAGGCGCTGAGGATATCATAAAGGAATATTCAGATGAATATACAATTTTTAGATTTTTTAATGTTAGCGGTAGCGACGGTACAAATCGTCAGCTGGGTCTTCCTTCCCATCTTATTAGGCGTGCTGCTATGGCGGCTGCTGGGTTACTTCCCGAGATTGAAATCTTTGGTAACGACTATGATACTCCTGACGGCACTTGCGTTCGTGATTATATACATGTCCTTGATGTTTGCGACGCTATCCTTAACGCGCTCGATGCAGGGCCAACCAACACTCCATATGAATGTCTTGGAAGCAGAAAAGGTTATTCAGTCAGCAAAGTATTAGATACTATGCAACAGGTTACTGGTAAAAAGATTCTTACAAAGATATCAGGGCGTAGACCTGGAGATGCCGTTTCTTGTATTGTAGATGAGCTATCAAAGCACTGTAATTTAACTCGTACACTTGAAGATATGTGCTTAGATCAGTACAATTTGGAAATAAATAGTATCAAGAAGCATTAGTAAAGGATCATAAATGTCTGACGTACTTATCTTGAATGCTAACGCCCAACCGATAAGTTATTTGCCTTTAAGTGTCATTCAATGGAAAGAAGCAATCAGATATCTTTACCACGATAAATGCGATGTGCTTGAATGGTATGATGATTGGCTTGTTAGGAGCCCCTCCTGGGAAACGAAAGTTCCCGCTGTTATTATGATGAAGGAATACATCAAACAGAAGTCGGAGGTTAGGTTTTCAAAATCTAACCTTTATTTGCGTGATCAGTATAGATGCCTGTATTGTGACAATTTTTTCTCTAAGTCAAATTTAACAATGGACCATGTTGTTCCTTTAAGTAAAGGTGGAACAACCGGGTGGACTAACATTGTTGCCGCGTGCCAAACTTGCAACGGAAATAAGGGTAATAAGACACGTGGTTGGAAACCAAAATATAAACCTTACAAGCCAGGATATTGGGAGCTTGTAAGAAAGCGTAAACAAATGGAGTTTACAATAAAGCATCCGAGTTGGGAGTTGTTTATATGAAAATTTATATAGGGCCTTATCGTGACCGCTGGGTAAGTTATGTTCACGACAAATATATGAATAAGAAGTATGGTTGGGATTGGCCAGAGTATGGACAAAAGGGCATGATCCATAAGACTGAACCTATGAGTGAAGCGTTTCTTCGTAAACTAGAGGACGCTCTTCAATGGATATATAA